CCCTACTCCGTCTCATCATCGAGACGTGATGAAGGAGATGGTAGCCGTATGTTTTACTGCACCAAGGATTTTGGCATACCATTCAGGTCAGATCCTATCCGGGAAAACCATGTCTTCATCTTTACTGATGTTGATTATTATGCTGATATGCCACGCTGGCTCGCACTTTGGAAGCCCATATGTATGTACTCGCTAGTCCCTGACGTTCTGAACTACTCGAATGATGAGTATAGCTTTCAGTTTGTCGGTGGAAAACTACAGTACCATGTGTCCGGAGGAGGACAATATGAACATCAACTATGGGATTACAAAGGGGATACAGTAACAACTGTAGACATCGACGGGAACCTTTTAGTATTTGATATTGAGCAACGGCAAATTCACGGTGATGACCAACACAGGCTCATCTGGTTGCTGCCAAAGGCCCGCATTTCCGATCCACTCTGGATTTGCGCGTATACTGACTGGCGAAACTGCTTCCTTCAAAGGAAAGTAGTGGGAACAGACGGTGTTAATACGCTATGGGAGCCAATATCAGATAAACTATCCATAGGATTGGAAGGCCAGAACTACTCAGTAACCTTAGATGGTAAACTGTTTGAGGCCATACGCACCCGTGTACAATACATGGAGAATAAACCCTACATATCTGACGTGGAGAGGTTGCTAAAGGAAGCCAAGCATAATAACTACGTTAAGGATGCTCCTATCATCTTTAAATGCTTACCAACAGAGATAACGATAAGATCCAACGTTGTCAAAACTGGCTCCTTTCCAACAAATTTCATGGCAATACCGAAACGGCCATGCCTCACCACAGTCGACGGGAAAATGCCTGGGCAGGTTACTTCAACACCTTTAGTCTCAAGCCCGGCTCTTATGCCAAGTAAGACCTATAACGATGATGCTGCCTGTATAGAGGGGCGTCTCGAGAAGGTCCGAAATAACAAAAGATTTCCACCCAAGTACCGTAGATATGCAGATGAATTCGTTAGGATGCTGATACCCGATAAGAGTGCCGGAACAGGCATTCCATCATCTATCGGGGAAGTGAGGGAGGCCCAAGATAAAAAGTCTCAGCGTTGTAGATTTGACAGAGTAGCACCATCGATGTCAATAGACGCTGAAAATAAGATCAAATCTTTTATCAAGACTGAACCATATAGTTCAGCAAAGGCCCCTAGGAATATCTCTACCATGACACCAGAAATTACCATCCAGTCATCAGCTTTCAGCTTACCAATGGCTAAAGTACTAAAAACTCACAAGTGGTACTGTCCTGGTAAGAAACCCCGAGACATTGTTGATCGTTTACATGACGTGATGCAAATGGACCTTGACCATGACCTTGAGGAAGGTGATTACACATGCCTCGATGGCACTCAGAGTCAGGATTACTCGGAGCTACTATTGTTGACTGCTTATATGAGGTGGTTAGCCCCAGATCATCGGGGAACTTTCCGCAACGTATTCAAGCAGATATTCACTAAGCGCGCCTCAACTGCGACTGGGATCAGTTATGACCCTGGCCATACGGTTAGGAGCGGCAG